CAAACGGGTCTTGACTCCGGTTCACAACGCCCTTTACGACCATCTATCGTCTTTCGGATGGCTCGTTCGTGGGGATGTAAAGAAGGAAGATTTCTTGGCTGTTCTCAATGATAGGAAAGACGGGGAGGCGGTTATCAGAGGAGATTATGAATCTGCCACTGACAAGATTTATCTTGAAGCCGTCGATGTCATTGTCGAAGAACTGTCGAAGGATGCTCGGTTGAGCGAGAATGAGAGAAGTGTCTTGTTGGGCTCCTTTTCAAACCTAAGATGGTTAAATCCCCATACAGGTATGATTAGGCCAATTAAGAGGGGGAGTATGATGGGGAACTTGGTGAGTTTCCCATTGCTCTGCCTACTCAACAAGGCGTGTTTCGATATCGCCAGCGATATCGCGAGGGGGGCAGGGGCCAACCGCGTTGGTCGTTTCAACGGCGATGACTGCGTCTTTGCAGGTGATCGGAAGTTCTTTTCCCTCTGGAAAGAGGTGACTGGAACTTTCGGACTTTGTGTCAATGTAGAGAAGACCGGCTACTCAAACATCTCCGCGGATTTGAACTCTCAGAGTTTTTTTATCCGTAGAGGCCAGTTGGCCCCTAAACCTGTCCTTTCGTTCTTCCGACCTTGCAGGAAGGAACCTGGTTGTCTCTTGACAGAGGTTCTCGATGGGCTGAGGACTTTTCGCGGCGAGGTGGTAAGCCTTGTCGTGAATTGTCTGATGCGTTTCGAGATATCTGCTAGGCAGATAGACTTGTCGACTCTATCTAGAAGAGAATACCAGATCCTTTCCAAGAAATCTTGGTTTCGCCGTGCCTTGACGGATGGTGCGGCCCCTACAATAAAGAAGGGTGTACGTCGTAGCGTTGAAATGGTCATAGGGCCGCCTCCAAAGGCCTCCCTATACGGTGTTTTCGACGTGATGGCGAAGGACGTCGCGGGGGATATGGTCTCGAGATGGACGGGTGTTCCCGTTAAACCTGAAAAGGTATCCATCGACTATCCTGCTTACCGCGAGAGATCCTCTCAGACACCCTCCTATCAACCTCCCTCTTTCCGCGTCCTCCAGCGGGGACCGAAGTTATGGTCGTTTGTCTGGCCCAAGCCAGTATACGAACATTTCATGATGTACGAAGATCGAGCCTTTGTCACCGACAAGGCTCGCAGATCACTATGGATCGACGATCATCCTTGTTTACAGGTGAGTGTAGACTTGGTTAGAACTCGTTTCGTACGCGGATCACGTAACTTCCGTACCTACTTTGGACCCCCCGCATCTCTTTCGCCTTGCTCTCTTCCACAGGTCAACTGTGGCTACGCCTAATGAGTTGCGCAGGAGCTTCTCTAGCTGGGAGATGATAAAGATAATGAATGGACGTACTAGGCCTGCTAGTATCTTCGTAGTACGAAACCTTCGGGAAGGATGGGTCTAACGCCGTACCTACTTCTGTAGTGTTAGCGCGCCCTCC